TAATATTATATCTCCATTCTTAAAATTATCCATTATATATCCCTTTTGTTATAAGTATTTTTATAAAATCTATATAACATATTAATAATCTGTGATCATCCAAAATTCTAATCTTGCTCTTCTGTAAGTTGGCTTCTTGCCATATTTACGCTTCCTCATAAGTTACTCTCAAAACATAATCAGATAAAGGTGCAAAATACTTAAAAATTATTTCATTATTATTAATTTCAGTAAAATCTTCGGGGCTATGTAGTGTCTGGCCATTACAACACAAACTAATCTCTCCTAATTTATAATTACTGTGTGTATTGAACACTTTATTTACCCCATCCAACTCACCAATTAGTTTTGCGTTTAAAACTACATTTGTAGCTTGTTTTTGTTTTATTAATACAATCATTTTGTAACTCTCTTTTTATACAAAAACATAGTTCAGATATACAAACAGCTACGTTGTGACAGGGTTTTCCAGAACAATATTCAAAACAATATACCTTAACCATATTTTTATAATACCTTTGGTATATCTTATATTTTATCTCCTTAATTCACTTCTACAACTTCTGATTCAGGAGGATCAGTTCCTCTTATTCTGTCAATAGTCTCCTGTCGCGCTTTTGCTCTATTGGCAGCTGCAATCATGTTCTCGATTAAATGCACTATTATTTGTTCATTAATCTTTAATTGTGAAATCTGCCCCTCTAACATGTGTAATTGTTTTATCTTTTTTTCAATATCTACTCTATACCTATTAACTAAAGTTGTTATAAATCCCACCTCTTCTTTAGTCACTACATCTTGTTCTTCTGCTTTCATAACTATCTGTCTTAATTTATTTCCTTGTTCTTTATCTTCTATCACAACTCCTCCTCTTCCTTATCTTCCTTATCTTAAAAAACACATACCTAAAGGATAAACCTTCAGGCATGTTGTGTTATGCTCTTACTATATAAGTTACATTACTATCTGATCTTACATTAAATCTAAACGTAATTCCTGATGTAGTAGTTTCTCCATAGTCTCTATCAGCATTAACTCCAGCCACACCTGTATCTGCAGCTAACAATTGTCCATCAACATATACGTCCATATTATTACCTTCCTGTCCAACAGTAGAGAATGGTATATAACTAATACTATAAGGTAATGGATGTAAAACATTCTTAGGTATAATACCACTAATTTGTTCAATATATTTCTGTGGACTACATACAATAGAATCAGCTACATCTTTAAGATTTTGGTCCAATTTATCTAATGAATCAGCAATATCTTCTCCACTAGAAATATAATTTTCCTCTAAATAATCACGATCACCTATCTCATCATTAAGAAGATCTATCGCCGCCCATAAATTGTTTGGATCTGATTGAAGCGCGTAATATGCCGCAGTATTAGTCCACCCACTAGCATCATCAACATTATCTCCAGAACCAGTATATGACCATAGATTCACAATGTCTTCAATTAATTCAACATCCCCTTCCCAACTATCCACAAAATCTGTGCGCAGCCATTCGTATTCCTGCATTTCAGACATAACCCTACGTAGGGGATATATAAATTTTACAGAAGTTACACCAGTTCCTGATAAATCACACGGTGAACCGTTTTTATAAAATCTAATATACGCATCAGTTCCTGTGCCAGTACCTGCAAAATCAGCACCATCATGAAACTTAGCATAAATTAAATCCGTACCATCGGTAAATTGAGCATCATTAATGGTATTTAAAACATCTATACGACATACATTATCACTACCACCTTCGTCCCAATAACTACCAGTATTAACAACACTGGCAAAAATTGGTAAACCACGTCTATCTATAGGTGTAGCATAAACGGCAGTTGTTGAAAGTAACACTCCTGTATCGGTTCCTGAAACAGTATAATAGGCACCTGAATTATCAGCAGACACAGCAACTATTACTGTTTTAGAATCTACAGTATTGCTGGAAATATTACTTAAATTTAAATCTTTGTTGGTTGCATTCCCAGCATCTGTATCTGTGGGATCAAAATATTGTCCTAAATCACCAAACCAATTAGTGGTACCTTTTAAACCCTTCATTAGGGTTCTAAAAATATTTAAATCTTCTTCTAAAGTACCAGAAACAGTTGGTTCGGCTACATCGGATATAGTAGCATTAACAACTGAGTCACTATAAGTACTAGATCCTCTAATTTGAGTAAGTTGATCTAATAAACTTCTTGACATATGTAGGTACCTCCTTTATTTTTACAGGAGGTGAAAATAATTACCTCCTTTGTGTTTCTAATTCAGTAACTCTCTTCTTTAAAATTCTACAAAGACTATCCTTACCTGGTCTAGGTTGAGCTTCTGCTAAAGAATACTTTAATAGTTTTAAATCAGTAACTCTAGGTATTATTTCTCTTGCACTCCTAACAGATAAAGAAATAACTTCCTCTATAGACATGTTTTTAGGATCTATTTTATTTACATCTACTTTTACTTCTTTCAGTAAGGTTTTATCTTCGGCAGGGGTCTGTTCTTTTCCTAATATAATTTGCCATCTATTCTCATCCCTTAACTTTACAGTTTTAAGCCAACTGATAAACTCATCACCTTTAGTTAATTCATGTTTTTTACCATATTGATTATATAACTCACTTAATGGTATCTTGCCGCCGGGCTTAATTGCTCTTTTCATAGCATGTAACCACATAGCGGATTTATTTAATACGTATCCTTCCATTTTCATTCTCCTTCTCTTATGTTTTATTTAACAACCCTTTTCCTATTCTAAATTTATATCATAGTTCCTGTTAATTCTATCTATTAAATAGTGTAATATATTAGACAATCTATGAATGACTATACCCATAAAAAATAGATTTAATATTATATTATCTACAAAAAGAAAAACACATGCAGAAAATAATCCAACCCATACAGATACACAATACCCACAATCAAGTAGATCGTGTATAAATCTACTAATTATACTCTGTCTTCTGTCAAAAAAGAATTTTCTAATTGGACTAAATAATTCAGATTTAGTTATTATCTCAGTAATAGCTTCTGTAAATACAACTAAAAATAGAATTACTACTAAACTTCTCAACATATGTTTGCCTAAAAGATATCCCACGCCATTAAAAATGACGTGGGATTAATTTATTTTATAAACTTCTATCAATTACACCTATTCCCATCATTCTACTATCTAAACAAGCGAAACCTAATTCGGCCCAGCCGAAGAAACCTTGTTTTTGAACTCTAAGCAGTGTAGGATCATCATGAGCTTCATAATCTTTTCTAACAGGCATAACTAAAGAATCATTGAGACTCAAATCAAAACCAATAATCTGTGTCTCACCTAATGTGCTGATTGTACCATCAGCAGAAGTTACATTAGGATTATCCAATGTATAATTGTTATAGGTATCATCACCATCGGCAAGGAACTTACCATATTCTGATGTACTGCCATTAATATTATACATACCAGTAGCTCCAAGATGTTGTACTTCATGGAGGCTAACATTCCAAATCATTCCCATACCAGCAGCTTGGAATATTTCTCTTCTAGTCACAGGATCAATGTCTGTATCCGTCCATTCACGAATATCAGCGGCATCTTCTGGGGCTACATAAAGATCCGTAAGAGTTCTACCAGTTCTCTTGAACCCAACCATCATTTTATTGATAAGTTCTTTAGAAAGATATCCGGCTCCTGTAGAAGCAGGATTGATCTCATAAATAGGAGCAGGTCTTGATCCTAACAGTCCTTTACCTGAAAAAGCTGATGTAGCCGCAGGCATAATTACTCGCCAGCCACACTCTTCCTCATAATTGGCAAGATCTTTGGCTGCTCTAGCAGCTGCTCTTTGAGGAATATCAATACGAGAATCTCTCGCATAAGTAATCTTCCAATCCGCAGAGGCATCGATGGTAAACGTAGGAACGTAAACCTCTTCACCAATACCTTCGATGAAGTTCTGAGCAACATAACCAAGCCCAGGCAATACCCATACTGGAATTTCAAAATCTTCTGCAATTGGATATACAGCTTGTGCACCAGGCGCAAGCCTCTCAACTGCAAATAGTTGACGCATAATTGATTCCAGCTCAATTTTCTGCAGAATTGGAGTTGTCAAAGCTGCAGCAAAAGCTCTGTACGCAGCAAGCCCTTCCTGTGTCTGAATCTCAGCCGTAGCTTTGAAAAGATCCATCATTTCTTGTCTATCCATAATAACAACTCCTCCTCATTATCGTTAGTTTCGGAAGCACTATCTGTGCTTTAATCCGATTATAAATTCATTCAAATTATA